ATTTCTTTCACAGCGGCCCCGCCTGTGATTTTGAGGGGGGGGTCTGCAAAATATGCTAACTTTGTCGCATAACCTCCATTATGTAAAATAAAACTTGTGATATATCAGTGTGTTAAACCAAAAGTAGGTTAACGTGTTTTCAAGATGTCGTGTGCAGAACACTAATTTGACCCTTTGTTCTCGCTCTGTTCCGCAGGCGCGGGCGTGACGGTGTAAGTGTTTTGCCCCTCTTCATCATGCTCTATCACTGTATCGCCCTCTAACCTAGCCTGCTCTACCCTAGCCGCAACCCGCTTCAGTTCATCCACAAAGCTCGTCTTATGCTCCACTTCCAGCTTCTGATTATCGCCATACAATCGCGGGAAGAACTTCGCCATGCGCCACTTCTGCGTGTCTATCTCTAGCCTGCCAGCATTGTAATCTATCTCGCCATTACGAACACCTTCCAGAACCTCGTCTATCCTATCATCAATAGCAGTCGCCCGTGCTTCAACAGCCTCACTGTAACGGCTCTGCAATATCGGGTCCTTCACCTTCATCTTGTAGAACGCCTCATAGCTTGGCATGTCGTCGTCCTTGCCTACAGACCGCGCTGACCTACCATCAATAGCTATCCGCCTCAGATACTCCACAATAACCGGCTCTGTCAGCTTCTTCTTACTCATTTAAAACTCCCGTATCCATCCAGTGATGGGTTGGACGTACTATATAATAAAAACAACACCTTAGCCATTGCTTGTCACAATTCTGTCACAGCCAGCTAAAATCAGCTTGCAAACCTTGCACTGATACACCTGCTCAGGCTTGTCGGCAAGCGTCTTGCCAATAGCTTGCCTATCAATAACCGTCTGGCATTTCGGACACTGGTTATTATCCAGCAACCTCTGCATTTTACCATCACCCTCAGATATCACGTTCAACCTCCAACTGACCTGTTCCGTGGCAAAGCTGACAGGTTCTCCACTCATCAGTCAAATATCCGCCGTGGTCATAGTCAGGCACACCGACCTCATACTGCGCCTCACCCTCGCCAGAGCACTCATAGCAATCCTCTAAAACAATTTCAGTATCTCTCATTACATCCACCCCTTCTCTCTTGGGCTTGGAAGCCCGTTGCCTAACGCTAACCAATCCTCATCAGTTTGCTTGGTAAGCATGAACGCCTCCACATCCGGCAGTACCAGCTTATAAGCAAATCCCTGCGAACCAAAAGCCTTAATATATTTCTGCGTAACATTATCAGCAAATACCTTCTGTCCCTCCGACAGCACCTTGCTCTTGCCACCAGATGCTGATTGCTGGCGATTTGAGCGCCTCTGAGAGCTCTTCCCCTCTTTTCTGCACCAAGTCTGCCAGAAAGCCCTGCACGACGCATAAGCGGCCTTATTACCGCCCTTCTCATCCCACAGCCTGATATCTGTCAGTATCTCCTGCCAATCGAGCTCTAAGCTCTCCGCATATTCTTTATCGAACTGTGTCGGCTCCCACTCAGATATTTTCTGTTTATTTTGCGTCTTCTTTTTATTAGTTGATTTTGTATATTCTGTTCTTTGTAACCTCTGTTCTTTGTAAGTGTCCTTGTTTTCCGTATCCGGAAAAACCGTATCCGGATTTTCAGGACGCGGTGAATCTGAGACTATATAACGAGTTCCGGCGAACTGACCTTCCGTTTTAACGCTTTCACGCACCAAATAACCGTACTGCTCCATCGAGCCCAAAATGCGATAAACTTTATCCCTTCCAATGTCGAACCTGCGGCGCAGTTCAGTCACCCGAACCTGCCAATCAGTCGGCTTGCTCAACAGGTACACCAGCACCCCCAGAGCGTCGGCAGATAGCCGCTCATCATTCATCAAATCATTTGGCAATACCGAGAAGTTCTCCCTGATGTTGCCCCTGATAATCAAACTGTCACTCATTTAAACTTCCTCTCCATAATTAACTCCCACAACCTCGGCATTGGCGTGAGGTCAGACGACCCCATAACCAGTCTCTCTCCGTACCCGAAGTCCTTTGCGTATGCATCCCGAACAAACGCTGTCTTGCCTATCCAGCCCTCCAACAGCATGCATTCTGGGTCTTCCGTACTGGTCACTAGCACCGCAAGATTTGCCTTAAACTTGTCTGCGCTGTCAAAAATAAGTGAACCCGTCTTACTGAACTTCACATCAACCGATATGTCACCCAGCCATAAATCAACCCCGCCATCCGTCGCAATGTTTAACCTCGGAGGTTCCGCATCAAACAACCTACACACTGCGAACTCTGCCATAAAACCCAGACGGTTAGCCTCAATCCGTGACTGCTTTTCATTCTCCAAGCGTGGAGACACCCCCATGCTTTCCAGCAACTTAACTGTATCTTGCGCCAACAGGTCAGCCTCATGCCGGTCACGATGTGAGACCCTAATAATCATATAGCTAAACCTTTCCTGCGAACATATCTAAGAAGTCACCGAGGTCCATGACCGCCAGAGGCTTTTTCCTGTCAGCCCCCACGACCAAAACATCAGAGCCCTCAAGATGTTGATACAAAAACTTAAACCCGTCAGCCCTTTTCTTGGCCTCGATAACCCAAGTCTCTCGGCCCTTTTTGATGTGGACATCGCCCTTGAACCCTGCGGCGGCACCTGACAGCGGCACCCTGTGAGCCTCAAGGTCACGCAGTCTGGCAAGCTCGACAATCTCACGCTCGAAGCGACTGCCCTTTTCTTTTTGCGGATTACTCATCGCATTCATCCAAACTGGACGCACCGTTTTTAGCTGGCTGTTCTGTTCGGTATATCTTACCCAGACTATCGCTACTTAGCTGTTCATCAACAAACCCATCATCAGGCAATGAAGCTGACCACTCAGCGTTCGACTTCTTCTGCCATTTCAACCATAGCTCATATTCTAACTGAGACACCTTGCCCTCGAGCTCACGCCGAATAGTCATTGAACACCTCGCACCAATCTTTAAGAGCAACCTTGCCTTTAGTATATTTATAAATTGACATCATGTGCATCCCGCTTGGAGGGCGCTTACCATATATCCAATTATGGACTGTCGGCTGTGTGACCTTCAGTTCCTTTGCCGCCTGAGCTTGCCTAAGCCCCTCAGAAACAAGATATTCTTGGAATTTCATATTACTATCCTTTATGAGTTTGACACTACTGTGTATAACCTGTATTAAAGTAATTCTATAAAAAGATAAAGGAGAAAATTAACCGTGAGTGAAGTTCCTCAGTATTTTGAGACGGTTCAGCTACACCATTTTAGCCCGTCACAATTAAACAAGCCCATCGCTAATTGGATATTCGACTATGTTTATCTGTCAAAAGATAAGCGTCGTGAGATAAAGGTCGGTGAGAATGCGGCGTATGGCACGGCAGTTCATGGCGGTATTCAGGCTGTGTTATCTGCGGGCACATCCATCGAGGATGCATCAGAGGCCGCTATAATGGACTTCGACTTTCACCCCGCCGATGAGAGTGCAGAGAAGCGACAGAAGTTCCGTGAGCTTATTCCTGCCTGCATCGAGAGCGGTGTTGACCTACTGGCTGAGACTTTCGGCGGTTGCGAAGAAGAAAAGAAAGTCACCTGTGAACTGGCAGGCATATCCGTGCCGGTCATGGGCTATGTAGATTTATACACAGACAAGGCATTCTGCGAGATAAAGACTAAGGCACCGCGTCAGGGCCCAGAGAGAAAAGACGGAACTCGTAACTTCGGCAAGGCTACTCTGCCCAAGAAGCCTGAGTTCAGTCATCTCTGTCAGGTTGCTATATACGCCAAGGCCACAGAGCTAGTGCCTCACCTTGCATATGTATCGGCAGATGATGGCGTTTTATTTACGCCCGACAACTGCGAGGAGTTGCAGTCGGACATGCTGAACTATTGCCTCAATGAGATGCGCCGTCGTGCCGCTCTCAGGCAGAACCTGTTGCGTATTAGCACAGACCCGAAAGTTCTAGCCAGTCTGACTGACCCCGATTTCCAGCATCCGTTTTACTGGAACCACCAATTCAAAGATGAAGCAAAGGAGCTATGGAAAATATGACCGTCTGGGAAACATTATCAGCAATCGACGTATCAAAGCATGTCG